TTAGTAGGGTGAGGCATCAAGGTAAATCCCGACGCTATCACTCTCGTTGCTGAATGAGTAGACGCTGCCATGCACGCGCAGGTAGAGCTGTCCCGCTTTTACCTCCGCGATGGCTTTGTCATCGTTTGTTACCATAAACGCAGCTTCATTTTTTACATGGGCCATAAAATCGGCATCGCTTTTTTTGGCATCATACAGATAGTAATGATATGAAGATGAGATCATTGCACCTGCGCTAGCTTGGGTAACGTAAAGATTTACAGCGTTGTTAATTTTAACTTTCTTGTATAACTCATGCTCTACCGGGAAGGTCATGAAAAAGACAATCCATCCCAGCCAGATAAGAAATAGTAGAACCGGTATAACAATGTAACGTTTTTTAAAAACCCGTTGCTTTTGCATACTCAATCCCGGCCTTTATCCATGTTTGACCCGCTACTGAAATAATCTTCCTGAAATAAAAAGAATAGATCAGCATACTCATGCGCAAAAAAATATCTAAGCAAAAGTGGCTCTTTTTTAAGACAGTTATAACAGTTGCAATAATGCGAAGAACGGAGTAAGGGAAAACGCCAAAAAGCTGGCATTGCGTTAAACTATCGCTCTTTTCAGAATTTGCCATCAATAAATAGCATTTTTAGCTTAATAAAGAATCTTATACAGGCGTAGAAGGTAGTGATTTTAACCTATTGAAAGAAAAGCAAAATGACTGTTACCCCATATTTATGGCTCTATAACTTTATCTACGATGTCCAGAATGAATAAATGGACATTGCGGCTGTTAACATTTTTGGCTATCACGTTCGTGTTGATGTGCTCAGGAATGTTTGACCCACTTGCCGAAAGTCTAAAGTATGTCGTTACGAACCTGATGAATTATATCCCGACAGAAAAATTGAAGTCTTATCCTGACCGGGTAGAAGATAACTATTTCACAATATATATTGCGTTTAACGCGTTGGCGGCCGGTGTGGCTGTTTTTATTGGGGAAAAGGTAGTGTGGTTAGTTCGGAATACATAAGGAATTGAGGGGCACATGGGCTGCATGACGATCTGAATCTGCTGCCGAAGGTGGATTACCCGCTGACGGTGCTTGCGTTCATGATGGAGACAGTTGAGCGTCGCATTTAGATGGTGTAAAAATTAGTAAGATTACTTTGCGACACTTTAAAAAGCCAACAAAAAAGCCACCCGCTAAAGGTGGCTTAATCATATGATTTTAAAACTAAAATTTGGTGGCCCCTGTTGGGTTTGAACCAACGACCAAGCGATTATGAGTTCCTATAACAACAACCGAAAATCAATAACTTGCTTTCAAAAACAGGCGGTTACGTTATCAAAAACTATCAAGGATTATCAATGTTATTCATTTCTATCGCCACTTTATCGCCACTTACCGCCAGCGGATTAAGCTTAACTGCATCCTCTAAGTGGTTGGGCGCAAAATGCGCATAACGCATAGTCATTTTTATGTCGGTATGGCCGAGCACTCGTTGTAAGACCAAAATGTTACCACCATTCATCATAAAGTGACTGGCAAAGGTATGGCGTAAAACATGGGTAAGTTGCCCAGCGGGTAACTCGATTTCAGTTCTTTCCAGCGCAGATCGGAACGCCCCATAGCATTCACTAAAAAGCTCACCCTTAGCATTCTTCTTATCTTCGACTAGGGCGTCGTAAAGCTCCTGGCTTATCGGTACGGTTCGGTTTTTTTTACCTTTGGTTTTAGTAAAAGTGATCTTGTATTTCGAAAGCTGAGATTTTTTAAGCCCCTCAGCCTCTGACCAGCGGGCACCAGTGACAAGGCAAATTTTTACTACCGTACTTAAGTCATTATTGTCATGGCGTTTACACTCTGAAAGCAGTAACGCAATCTGATCATGAGTTAGCCAGGCCATCTCCATTTCTTCCGTACGGAAAGGGCGCATATTCTTCAGAGGGTTCTCATTTTTCCATTCCCCGAGGCGGTTTAGCTCATTAAATACCGCTCGAAAATAGGCAAGCTCAAGATTGAGCGTGCGTGGAGATACTTCCTTTACCCTATTTGATCGGGCGTAGTCACCCTTTAAGCGCTTCTCTCGATAACGGGAAAACATTTGCGCATCGAAATCGCGTGCGAGAGGTTCGCCCATGCACTCAAAGGCATGATGCATGGCTAACTGACGCTTAAGACCATCTTTTAAAGTTATACCGTGTGCTCTATACCATGAATCAATCAGGTCTTTCAGTGTGCGCCGGTCTTCCTGTTCCTCATTCCACGGGTTTTGTACCGTGTATTGTTCGTAGGCCAGCGCCTCTCCTTTAGTGGCGAATTTTCTTCTGATGCGCTTACCATTGGCCCCATTGGGGTAAAGCTCGCAGATCCACCCTCCGGCGGGATTTTTCCTTACGGCCATTAGTTAACCTCGCTATAAATCCCTACCACGCGGCCTAACGTTCTAATCTCATCAAAACTACATTCAAAAGGGACTTTGCCGCCCGCTACGTGCAGCTTTTTACCGGGTAATCGTGTCAGTTCCCTGATGCTAATAGCGCCTTCGATATCAACCAACCATGTGCCATCAGCAAAAGGGATATTTTTATCAACAAAATACAATTTCCCATCGGCTTTAACCCCCAACCCATCGGCAAGAGGCTTGGTGAAAAACTCAGTGCTAATACTCAATACGCCATCTTTGGTGAGGCTCTCTTCACTTAATGTGAATGTTTCAATTTTTGCTGCTTCTAGTAAGGTGGGTTTTTCACTAAACCTTTCACCCTGTCCAGTCAGTAACCATCGTAGATCAGCGCCAGTTTCAAGAGCACAAACCGCAGCAAAGTCATAGGAAATCGTACCGCGCGTATAGCGGTTGGAGAGGGAGCTAGCAGAAATATCAAAGTGATTGGCAAGCTGAATTTTCTGACTAAAACCGTAAACCTCACAAATCCTGTCCAAGATAGCTAACGGCTCAAATGTGTAGTCGCTGATCTTCATTTGTAATTTCCTTATTGACCGATACACATTTGTTAAGTACATTTCACAACTGTGTACCGTCATTGATGATACTTCGTGATAATCGCAGAGAATCAATGGCAATCTTTGGCAAACTGGGAATGATGCAATATGGCCTCTGAAATTACAATCGTGAAAATCCCTAGCGAGACAGTTTCACCTCAAGAATTTGCTGCTTTAGAGCGAGTTTCTATAGCTACGGTCCGTCGCTGGACAACTGGCGAACAGCCATGTCTTCCTATCGAGCCGCGCGTTATCAAGCCTGGACGCAAACGTGCCAGCGGGATGGTCCGCATCTACTACGCACGTTGGAAAGAAGAGCAGATGCGTAAAGTGTTAGGGCATTCCCGTTTTCAGCTCGTTATTGGCGCGTGATTCACATTATGTGAATTCAGGGAGAGAAGCATGTTAGATTTTCGCGTTTCGTCACATACACACTTTGATGATGCTTGCAGAAAGTTCGCTGCAACTCACAGCGTTAAAGAGCTGGCAGTAAAGGCGGGTATCAAACCGCACACGCTTTACAACAAACTCAACCCCGAGCAGCCGCACCAGTTAACGCCCCGCGAAATATGGGCGCTGACTGACCTGACTGAAGACTCAGCGCTTGTTGATGGTTTTTTAGCTCAAATTCATTGCCTGCCGTGTGTACCGGTTAACGAGCTGGCACCGGAGAAAATGCAGAACTATATCATGCGCGCAATGGGCGAACTCGGCGAACTGGCAACTGGTGCTGTATCAACGGAACGGCTGACGCCAGCCCGTAAGCACGGAATGATCGAGTGCGTTAATTCCGGCATCAGGATGCTGACGTTAACAGCCATCGCTCTGCAAGCCCGCGTCCAGGGCAATCCGGCAGTAGCCAGCGCTGTAGATACTGTCAGCGGTATTGGCGCAACCTTCGGCCTGATGTGAGGTGAGCATGAAACATGAGCCGTCATTCGCATCGCTGCTTGTTCGCCAGAGTCCGTCCATGCATTACGGCCACGGCTGGATCATGGGAAGCGACCGCACGCGCTGGAACCCCAGCCGCGATCAGTCGGCATTATTAAGTGAACTGCGCACTGTGCGCCCCGCGTCGTTTAAGCGCCGTGTTAAAGCTTTTTTGAGGTTGATATGATTAACAACATGTCCGCACCAATCAATGCAGGTGCGATGCCGTTTAATAATGCTGGTTGTGCTGATGCGCAGCCGGAGAAAATGAGCGGTGAAGAGTGCTTCGCCCGGTTTCATCAGAAACTAAAAGCGACGCAGAATGGCGCGCTGCGCAATTTCAACAAGCTGGATGACAACTTTAAATTCGTTGTCATGACGCTGGCGAACCGCAACGAGCCAGGCGCGTTTAAAAGTGATGAGGTCGGCAGGCCGTTCGAATATTTCGACCAGTCCCGCCGGTTGTTACTGATTAAGGCGATGAACGAAATAGCACGCTGGGGGGAAATTTTACCACGTCGTTTCTCACTGCATGAAAGCGTACTACCTGAGTAATTAACCCAAACGAAATTAATGGCGTAAACCCGCCGGGCATTCTTTTGCCTAAATTCCGGAGAAATAAATATGCGTAATACCGAAACCCGCAGTTTTAAAGCTGACAGCGATGCGCTGACCGTATTGCTGACAGCCGCAAAAAACGAGGAGCGTAAAGACCGCGCCCTCGCCGTTTCAATCCGTCTTGAATCGCTGGCTGTTCACATCATCCAGAAAGGCATGGACGGCAAAGAAGCTGCTGAGCTGCTGCGCCGTGAAGCGGCCCGCTTTGAAAACGAATCTCAGGAGCTGCACTAATGGCCGACTCAATGGATCTGGTACAGCAGCGCGAACAGGAAAACCGTGAGCGCCACATACATAACGCGCGCCGCCGTCCGGCTGCGCCTTCTGCGTTCTTCTGCCAGGTGTGCGGCGGAGAGATTCCCGCTGAGCGGCGGGCTGTTATTCCGGGCGTGCAGTGCTGCGTTACCTGTCAGGAAATCACTGAACGAAAAGGTAAGCACTACAAGGGGGCTGTATGAGCATTCCGATTTTGACCGCACGCGACCATTTTACTAAAGAGCAATTAATCGAGCACGCGCAGGGGCGCAAAGAATTGGCTGAGGCGTTTGTAAGCGACGCGACACGACCGCTCAACGCACACAAAGATTTAATTCTGGCTGAAATAGCGCTGGCGGCGTTGGCAGCTGCGCCTGTTGGTTACATAAACAGGCATACAGGTGTATTTCATCAGCCCGAGTGGATGATAGGCAATGAGCTGGATAGGCATCTTTATTTTCCTGTATTCGGTGCTCACGCGCTGGTAGGGGGCCTTTGATGAGCACAATCCTGAAATGGGCGGGTAATAAAACCGCCGTTATGCCGCACCTGAAAAAGCACCTGCCCGCTGGCCCACGACTGGTTGAACCTTTCGCGGGTTCCTGCGCTGTAATGATGGCAACAGACTATCCTCATTATCTTATCGCGGATATCAACCCTGACCTGATTAATCTTTACCAGCAGATTAAAGACAACAGCGAAAACTTTATTGCTATCGCTAAAGGTTTTTTTGAGCGTACAAATACGGAGAAAGCTTATTACGAGATTCGTAGTAATTTTAACTTCTCCGGCGAAACCACTAATTTTTGGCGCGCAGTCTTTTTCCTCTATCTCAATCGCCATTGCTATCGTGGGGTTTGTCGTTATAACAAGCGCGGCCTTTTTAATGTGCCGTACGGCAACTACAAAAAGCCGTATTTCCCTGAAACTGAAATCCGCGCCTTTGCTGAAAAGGCCAAGCGCGCAACGTTCATCTGTGCCGGTTACGAAGAGACCCTGGCGCAGCTGCTGCCCGGTGATGTGGTTTACTGCGATCCGCCGTATGACGGTACGTTTGCCGGTTACCACACCGCAGGCTTTAGCGAAGATGACCAGTATCGGCTGGCCTCTGTTCTGGAGCGCCGGTCATCAGAAGGGCATCAGGTTGTCGTCTCCAACAGCGACACGCTGCTGATCCGCTCGCTGTATCGCACTTTTACTCTGCACAAAATTACCGCCGCCCGCAGCATGGGCGTGGCCGCCGGTGAGAGTAAATCTGCCGCTGAGGTTATTGCTGTTTCTAAGCCTGCTGTATGGTTCGGCGTTGATTATGCAGCAGGGTGCGACAGGACGGTCATGCATGAGGTAAGGGCGTGACGGTGAGTAAGCTTGCCACTGAATTTTCACCTTTGACCGGCGGCCATGATGAGGCTGCCGGGCCTTTCTCATGGAGCGCCCCAAAAAAACCGGTCAATCCGTATCTGGACCCGGCGGAAGTTACGCCGGAGTCTGCGCTTTCAAATCTGATCGCTCTTTACGCTGCGGACAACGAGCAGGAACAGCTGCGCCGCGAGAAGGTGAGCGATGAGGTATGGGAACGCTATTTCTTCAATGAGTCCCGCGATCCTGTTCAGCGGGAAATGGAACAGGACCAGCTGATAAGTCGCGCCAAAATGGCCCGCGAACAGCAACAATTTAATCCCGATCTGGTCATCATTTCTCACGTGAACGCGCAGCCGGCACACATCAGCAAACCGCTGCTTGAGCGGATAAAGTATTTCCAGAGCCTGGATAAACCTAAGGCGTATTCCCGCTATCTGCGTGAAACAATCAGACCATGTATTAAACGGCTTGAGCATGTGCGGGATAGTCAGGCTTCTGCCTCATTCCGGTTTATGGCGAGCCGCGACGGGCTTGAGGGGCTTCTGGTTCTGCCCGAAATGAACCAGGAACAGGTTAAGCGGCTATCTGCCCTTGTGGCAGCGCACATGAGCATGTGTCTGGATGCTGCCTGCAGCGAGATGTTTACCGATGATGACGTTACGCCGGAAGAGATCCGCCAGTCATGGGAAAAGGTGGCCGCCGAGGTCATGCGTCTTGATGTTATCCCGCCTGCTTTCGAGCAGCTGCGCCGTAAAAAGCACCGCCGTAACCCGGTCCCATACGAGCTTATTCCGGGGTCGCTGGCGCGTATGCTGTGCGCGGACTGGTGGTATCGCAAACTGTGGAAGATGCGCTGTGAATGGCGCGAGGAGCAGCTGCGTGCGGTATGCCTGGTAAACAAAAAGGCATCTCCCTATGTCAGCTATGAAGCCGTGATTCACAAACGCGAGCAGCGCCGCAAATCACTGGAGTTTTTCCGCTCGCATGAACTGGTCAACGCTGACGGCGACACGCTGGATATGGAGGATGTGGTAAATGCCAGCAGTAGCAACCCTGCGCACCGCCGCAACGAAATGATGGCCTGTGTTAAGGGGCTTGAGCTTATCGCAGAAATGCGCGGAGAGTGCGCGGTGTTCTATACCATCACCTGTCCTTCACGCTTCCACGCAACACTCAATAACGGCAGGCCTAACCCGAAATGGACCAGCGCCACCGTACGGCAGAGCAGTGATTATCTGGTCAATACATTCGCCGCATTCCGTAAGGCAATGCACAAGGCCGGTCTGCGCTGGTATGGCGTCCGCGTTGCGGAGCCACATCACGACGGCACAGTGCACTGGCATCTGCTGTGCTTCATGCGCAAAAAAGACCGCAAATCCATCACCGCGCTGCTGCGTAAATTCGCCATTCGTGAGGACCGGGAGGAACTGGGCGCCAATACCGGGCCGCGCTTCAAGTCCGAGCTTATCAACCCGCGCAAGGGTACGCCGACCAGCTATATCGCCAAATACATCAGTAAAAACATCGACGGGCGCGGGCTGGTGCAGGAAATCAGTAAAGAAACGGGCAGATCACTGCGCGATAACGCTGAAAACGTAAACGCCTGGGCTTCGCTGCACCGTGTCCAGCAGTTCCGTTTCTTCGGGATCCCTGGCCGCCAGGCGTACCGCGAACTGCGTTTGCTGGCTGGTCAGGCTGCGCGTTCGCAGGTGGACAAAAAGGCAGGCGCGCCGGTACTGGAAAACCCGCGTCTCGATGCTGTACTGGCCGCAGCTGATGCTGGCTGTTTTGCCACCTACATCATGAAACAGGGCGGCGTCCTGGTCCCCCGCAAACATCACCTTGTCAGAACCGCCTATGAGCTGAACGACGAACCGAGCGCCTACGGCGACCATGGTGTCCGTATTTATGGCATCTGGTCCCCGGTCATTGAGGGCCGGATCTGCACTCATGCAGTGAAGTGGAAAATGGTTCGTAAAGCCGTTGACCTTCAGGAGGCGACAGCCGACCAGGGCGCTTGCGCCCCTTGGACTCGTGGCAATAACTGTCCCCCTGTTGAAATTTTGAGCCAGTCAGGGGATGACTTGCCCGATATTAAAGGTATGAGTGAAGGCGAGCTAAGGGATCGCCTCCACACCATGAGCAAAAAGGAACTGCGTGAGCTGAATACCCGGTTAAGGCTGGTTAAGCCGAAGCGGAGAAAGGGATATAAACAGGAAATTTCTTCGCACCTGCGGCTGCGAATTGAGACAGAACTCAGGTCCAGGGGCTTTGACGGCAGCGAAACGGAAATTGACCTGCTTCTGCGGGGTGGAAGCATTCCTTCCGGGGCAGGGCTGCGCATTTTTTACAGGGACCAGCGTCTGCAGGAGGATGCTAAGTGGCGACAGTGGTATTAATGCCGCCAGGGAAATAGCTAAAGGCCCGCCAGTTTTCGGCCCCGTACACGCGTTACGTCGTATTTCAGCTCTGCTGCTTTTTGCTGACATAGCTTGTAAGCCCTTAGCCATTGTTCAGTGGTAGGCATCGTGTCCACATTCTTCGGGAAAATGAACATATGCAGGCACTGGCCTGTCCCGAGATCGCCAGCCAGAAGCATGGCAACTTTGGTTTGTGCTACTAAATCAATGCAGGCTTTGCGCAAAGTTTGAACCCTCTAAGTGGTGGTAAAGATTAACAATTATCAGCAGACATATCCGATTGAAAGATAAAAAAACATTTCACATCCCAAAGTTTTTTATATACTGTGTTTATATACAGTGTAGTTGTTAGGGGGGATGATGGACGATTTGCAAGAGCGGGTACGGTTGGAGCGTGTGGAGTTGATTGCCAGACTGGTGTCAGAGGGTGTTTGTCATGAGCGAGACAGGGAAATAGCGCTTAACCTGATAGCCGAAATAGCTGGCGACGCCACAATCCGCAACCGGCAGTTTTCCGTAATCTTCTCTGCCATTCCTTTTGAATAAGGAGCGTTGCGGGTGTTAGAACTGGTTTCTAACGCCTGCAAGGCTTAAACAACGAGCACAGCGAGGCGTTAGCATGGGTTTTCCATCACCGGCGCAGGATTATGTTGAGCCAGCCCTCAACTTAAATGACCTCTGTGATATCACAGGAAACGGTCGTGTTATCGAAACATCAGAAGGCTATGCAGTGATTAACTGCGCATTGAAATGCCCGCCAGGTGCCGACGTTCTGATCCAGGCATTCGGGCGCACACATTTTGCGAAGGTCGCGGGTCACGCCTTTATCACTGCCGACGGCGAAGCGCTGGAAGGCGAAGCCCTGGACGACGTGGTGGTTTTAGGCCGGGTAACACACCTGATAAATCGTGCTGTCAGTGATGATAATTGCCCTGTAATTTAGGGAATTTCACCCTTAATTATCAGATTTGCAGTCATGCGTGCATAAGGTGCATGAATTTGCATGATCGTTTGAGGATCGTTAACACTCGGGCCCGCCAGTCCCGGCGGGCTTTTTTGTAGGTCATGCAGGTGCATTAAAACCGACCCATAAAGCGGGCAGGCGTGGCGGGGAGAGCATTGCGCGCAGAATGCTCGTTCTATCGTTGAGTTTTGCCTGTAAGAATGCCAATCTTATGCTAAAGTAGTGTCAATTTAATAATGTTACGCAAGGCGAAACTAAAATGCGTATAAAAATAAATAATTTCGGCACCGTTTCTGAAGCCGATGTTGCTATTGGCGGTTTAACAGTTATAACTGGTGAAAATGACACCGGTAAAAGTACGATTGGGAAACTTTTATTTTCTATGGTCAAGGCGATCTCTCGCTATGAAGAAGATATAGAAGAAGATAAAGAAGAAAAAATAACTTCTTTAATCGAAAAGACATTTTTTAATCTTCGTAGGCGTATTAATATTTCTGCTCACCCAGAAATTAGAGAGATGTTTAATCCGCGAAGGTTTTATGCTTTGTTAAAGGTAGATCCAATTAAAACCATAGCAGAGCGTGAATCTTACATTAGGAAGTTAATGTATGAAAACGGATTATCTGAACTCGTTGCGGATGCTGTATGTAGCGATTTAGAAAAAGTTTATGACATAATATCTGAGCCAGATGATGAACTTTCAGCTATCAGCCGTGCTTTAAGAAAAGCATTTTATTCAGAATTTAGAGGGGAGATAATTCAGAAGGGGCATTTATCTGCTGTTAAAGCATCGCTAGAGGTCGTTGATGGAGCCAGCCCCTTAATAGATATTAAGTGGTCACGCGATGGTATGACTAATTTTCACTATACTGATGGACTAGGTTACAGTGATGCTACTTATGTTGACGCTCCCAGTGTAATGCAATTTCATAACCTTATTCGTTATGCGAAAAGTCTTTTCGATAGTAATGGAGAGGCGGGGCGCTTAACTGTACCTCTACATGTAAAAGATTTATCAAACAAATTAAGCGATTCGGTTTACAACTTATTCGTTCATGCCGATCTGTTTTCTGGCGGCTCTTTCTTGAACGAAACATTGCGTATATCAAGAAAAATAAACGATACATTCAAGGGCGAAGTCGCCTACGATAATGAATCCAATGATTTTTATCTAGAAAAAGAAGGATATAAGATCGCATCCAGTAATATTGCTTCAGGTATAAAATCCTTAGGCATGTTAGATATGCTTATTAAAAGTGGAGCGGTTGCGGAGAATTCGTTATTTATAGTTGACGAGCCTGAAGTTAATTTACATCCAAAGTGGCAAGTGTTATATGCCGAATTGATTTGTGAGTTAGTTTCAATTGGTGTAGATATAATAATTACTACACATAGCCCATATATTATTGATGCGCTTAAGCATTATAGTGATAAACATAACATTACAAATCAATTTTATCTAACCGAGCGTTTTCCTGGCGAGGATTATACTTACTTTATAGATATAACTCACAACGTTTCCCATGCGATAAATTTACTTGCTTCCCCTCTACGAGAGTTAAATCAGGAGTATTTAGATGATTTCTAACGAGAAACTCATTTTTGATAAACTTTGTGAAATCTATCCTGATGCTATGACTGATGTGACAGGCCTTAGTTACAATGATTCTGGAGCAAGGCAATTTATTATATGCGATGCAAAAGGTTTTAATTATGACAAGGTTATGAATTGCTCCAAGTCATATAACAAAGCTCTGAAGGAAAAATCGCCTGATGCTCTTTTTCTAAATAACTCTAAATTATATTTCATTGAGTTTAAGGAGGGGAAAAGTCATAAAGATGATATCCGTCTTAAGATACATGAAGGGATTACAACACTTTTCCATTTCGTATGTAAGCATCTTCCATCATTAACTAGACAACAGTTTATTGAGTTAAATATCAATTATGCTGTAGTTTGCAGAGGCAACGGTACAAGGGCTGGTTTGAGCACTGAAATGTTAAATGCATTAGAAAATTCATCTCAGAAATACAGCTTAAAAAACTTGGAAGGCTTGATCTTAAAAAGAACTGCTGTTATGGATGAACCTATGCAACTATTAAGATTTCTCAATAGAGTTACCTCAGGTTCGGTAACTTCAATTCAAGTTTTTGAGCATTTAGGTATAACTCAGCAGTTTGATTTAACTGCTTGATTTGATTGTTGTTTTAACTGCGGCCAAAATATGGCCGCATGTTTTTTAATATGTTTTGAGGATTAACTTAAAGAGTAATTTTTAAATTCAATAATATTTTCGCCTACCCATTTGTTAACTTCACGTATTCTCTCTTGAAGTGGGGTTAACTCGTTGCGTACGAAAACTTGAGCAGCCTTAATAACATCGCCAAATCCACCTGCATTGTTCGGCATCATCCCCATCATTTGTGGTGGAACTCGATGTGCACTCATCAAATCTTCAGCGCTGGCCTTTTTAATATTAAAAAAATCGTCTTTCGTGGCAACTTCGCTGAGGGGCACAATTTTGATGCCGTCCGGTTTTCCGTTCGGTGCATAGAAAAATAGGTTCTTGAAATTACCGAGCCCTTTCGAACTGCGCATAGCCTCGCGCAACGCTTCTACATCGGTGCTGCTTTGCGCGGCGTCGGTCACGTACATGATGTAACCCGCGTGCGCGCCATTCTGGTAGTATTTGCGGCGGAACAGCGTCGCGCTCTCGTTCAGCCAGGCTGAGTTCAGGGCGCTTAAATATTCTGGCATCCCGTACAGCTCCTGATTGATATCAGGCTCCAGCAGGTGAAAAACTGATCCAGGCATAAACTGATGCGGGTTTGAGAACGTTGGCACATACCAGTATGTGTCCGGCTCTACGCCACGCCGGGTATATTTCGCCGGTGAGGCTTCCAGTTTTAGTACCCGTCCTGTTTCACTAAAGCGCTTTTCAAAAAAGGCGTTGCCGAACACCAGAAAGTCGAGCACAAAGCGGCTGAAATCCTGTTGCGAGAGCATGGGGTGCGGAATAAATGTGCTCGCCAGAATATTGCGCTTTACGTAGATGGGTGAGCTGTGATGCACGGCGGCGCGCAGGCTTTTCGCAAGGCCGGTAAAGCTGACCGGCGGCTCGTACCATCTGCCATTGGTAACGCACTCGACATAATCCAGAATGTCGCGGCGGTCGAGTACCGGTGACGGCTCGCCGAAGGTGAACGCCTCCATTTTTTGCGCGCCGGTGGCGGTGGTCTCTGTTACCTGCTGGCTGGGCTGACGCTTGTTACGTTTTCGCATTAGTTGAACTCCAGAATAGAAGATGAAGCCCCGCCGCTGCCAGCGGTAAGCGGCTCGTTAATCAGTACGTGCATGGTGGCCCAGGCGAGATCGGCGTGACTGGCTTCCTCGGTGCGGCTGGCCTCGTAAGTGGAACTTCGGCCGCTGCCGGTCATGGTTTTACGGATGGACATAAACGACTGCGTGATGTCGGTTGCGGCGACGTCGTACTCCAGACAGCCGCGGGTGATGGTGTCTTTTGCCTTGAGTACCATTGCCGTTTTAATTTCCGGCGTGTAGCGGATCTCGCGGGCGGCCGGGTAGAAGGAACGAACCAGTTGATAAACACCCTGGCCGAGGCCGGTTGCATCGATACCGATATACTCGACGTAATATTTTTCGGTCAGCTCGCGGATGGCGTTCGCCTGGGTGGCAAAGTCCATGCCTTTCCACTGATGGCGCTCCAGAATACGGAACTTACCGCCGGTAACCATCGGCGGGGCGATGACCACACACCCGGCACTGTCGCCACGGTGTGACGGGTCGTAGCCAATCCAGACCGGACGCTGGCCGAAAGGACGATCGGCAAACGGGGCGTAGTCCTCCCATTCTTCAAGGCTGTCCACCATGCAGCGTTGCAGTTCCTCGAACGGGAACACCGACGCCTTATCGTCAACAAATTCGCACATAAACAGATTGCGGAAATCATCCGCGCTGTTTTCACGTTTCAGCGTGTCCAGGTCAAACAGGGTGCAGCCCCCGGCGAGCGCGTCCTCAATGGTGACAATCTGCCGCCACTGTCCATCCTCACAGGCAACCCCGGCGGCCAGCGCAGAATGGCTGATATCGATCTCGACGCGCTCGCTGGCACTGGCCCGGCCCCGGTTAAACAGCTCACCCGACCAGAACGGATACGCGCCATGCCCGAGGGAGGAGGGGGTTGAAAAATAGGTGGTGCGCAGGTGCTTCTGCGAGGCCATTCCTGACGCAACCTTACGCAGCCGCTGGAAGTTGGGGATCCAGAAAATCTCATCAACATACAGGTCGCCGTTATGGCTCTGCGCGGTGTTGGAGTTGGTGCCGAGGAAAATCAGCTTTGCCCCGTTGTTGCCGATCACTATCGGGTCGCCGGAGAGGTCAACATCGACAAGGCGCGCAAACTGGATGATGTACTCCCGGAAAACATACGCCTGCGTTTTGGAGGCTGACAGAAATATCTGGTTATGGCCGGTTTTCAGGGCGTGCAGCAGCGCCTCGCGGGAAAAGTAAAAGGTCGCGCCGATCTGGCGGGATTTCAGGATATCGCGGATGCGGTGAGCCAGCCCGGCGCGGTGCCATTTGAGCTGATACTCGAACGACTCCGCGAGGAAAATCTCCTCCAGTTTCCCGATAGCCTCCTCGCTGAAAAAGTTCTTTTTCGGCTTCCTACGTTCGCCCTTGTTGCGGTTCGCCACGTTGGGATTGAGATCGGCCTCGTTACCGGTCTGGCCGTAGCGGTTGACACGGGCAAGCCGTTCCATCTGGCGGGAGAGAAAGTCAGCGACTTTAAAGTCGTGGGCGGTTAAATCCGGCTTTGCATAGAGCTGGATAAGCCGGGCTTCAAGCGTGCTTTCTACCCGGTTAAGCGGTGCGGTTTCATCCCAGCCGTCACGCTGTTTCCAGCTCTGAACGGTAGGGCGTTTTGTCTGCAACATTTCGGCGATTTGCGGCACGGAAAAACCCTGCCAGTACAGCAGCGCCGCCTGTCGTCGTGGATCGTTTAAAAGCGTCGTGTCGGTGGTGATGGTCATGGATGCCTCGCCGTGATTGATACAGGGCAAGGCTACTGATGAGCCGCTTACGAATCGCTAAGCCGCTGTTGTGTGAGGGCGTACCCATCCGGCACCGATAGCCGGAAGGGTACTGAGTCGGGAAAACTAACCCCGAACCCGTAACCCCACAATCAGGACTCCTGACGATGGCAAAAAAAGTAAGTAAGTTTTTCCGTATCGGCGTCGAGGGCGATACCTGCGACGGCCGCGTGATCAGCGCGACCGATATCCAGGAAATGGCCGCGAGTTTCGACCCTCGCGTCTATGGCTGCCGTATCAACCTTGAGCATCTGCGCGGCATCCTCCCGGATGGTGCATTCAACCGCTACGGCGACGTGGTGGAGCTGAAGGCTGAAAAAATCGAAGACGATTCCGCGCTTAATGGTAAATGGGCGCTGTTCGGCAAAATCGCGCCGCTCGACAACCTGGTGGAAATGGTCGGCAAGGGCCAGAAGGTTTACACCTCAATGGAAATTCAGCCGAATTTTGCCAACACCGGCAAATGCTACCTTGTCGGTCTGGCCGTAACCGATGACCCTGCCAGCCTCGGCACTGAGTATCTGGAGTTCTGCCGCACCGCGAAAAGCAATCCGCTGAACCGCTTTAAGACGGCCCCGGAAAACCTGATTTCTGTCGCCACTCTGGCGGAGCTGGAATTTGAAGACCAGGCCGAAACCGTCTTCACCAAATTAAGCGACACCGTGAAAAACATTTTCGGCCGCAAACAGGCGAGCGATGACGCCCGTTTCGCGGACGTACATGAGGCTGTGACGGTGGTCAGTGAGCACGTGCAGACCAGCCTCAGCGCATCCGACCAGCGTCTCGCCGAGCTGGAGAACTCCTTCGCCACCCTCAAGCAGGATGTGACCAGTAAAACGGCGCAGACCAGCCAGGACTTTACGCAGCTTAAAGCCACGCTCGACAACACACCAAGCCGTCATCAGCCGCGCCGCGAGCTGAGCACTGGCGGCGGTGGTGAATCGACGCTGACGAACTGCTGACGGGCCCGTGAACGGCAGGCAGTAAAACCCGATTAATTACATATTTCAGGAAAAATTATGCGTCAGGAAACCCGTTTTAAATTTAATGCGTACCTCTCCCGCATCGCCGAGCTTAGCGGCGTAGAGGTTAACGATCTGTCTAAAAAATTCTCCGTCAACCCGTCGGTAACCCAGACCCTGATGGACACCGTGCAGGAGTCGTCCGACTTCCTGACCCGCATCAATATCGTGCCGGTCAGTGAGCTGAAGGGTGAAAAGGTTGGGGTCGGCGTCACCGGCTCCATTGCCAGCACGGCGGACACCGCCAACGGTCAGGAGCGTAAAACCGGCGACTTCGCCGCGCTGGAATCCAACAAGTACGAGTGCGACCAGATAAATTTTGACTTCCACATTCGTTACAAAACGCTCGACCTGTGGGCGCGTTTTCAGGACTTCCAGATCCGCATCCGCAATGCCATCACCAAGCGCCAGTCTCTGGACTTCATCATGGTCGGCTTTAACGGCGTGAAACGCGCCGCCACGTCAAACCGTGCGGAAAACCCGATGCTTCAGGACGTGGCCGTGGGCTGGATGCAGAAGTACCGCAATGAAGCGCCAGCGCGCGTGATGAACAAGGCCACCGATGATGACGGCGCGGTCGTTTCCGACGTGATCCGCATCGGTAAGGGTGGCGACTATGAAAACCTTGACGCCCTGGTGATGGACGCCACGAACAACCTTATCGAGCCGTGGTATCAGGAAGACCCCGATCTGGTGGTGATTGTGGGCCGTCAGCTTCTGGCCGACAAATATTTCCCGATCGTCAACAAAGAGCAGGCCAACACCGAAGCCCTGGCCGCTGACGTGATCGTCAGTCAGAAACGCATCGGTAACCTGCCAGCAGTGCGGGTGCCGTACTTCCCGGCGAATGCACTCTTTGTGACGCGTCTCGATAACCTGTCCATCTACTTTATGGACGAAAGTCACCGCCGGGTTATTGACGAAAACGCGAAGCTCGACCGTGTGGAAAACTACGAGTCGATGAACGTCGATTTTGTGGTTGAAGACTACGCCGCCGGTTGCGTGGTGGAAAACATCAAGGTCGGCACCTTCACCCAGGCGCAGGCAGCAGCCGAGCCGGAAGCAGGAGCGTAACCGATGACGAGTCCCGCACAGCGTCACATGATGCGGGTCTCGGCCTCAACAACCACGCAGCGGGCCGCAAACCCGCTGCGGCACGCCACTGCCTACGAGCAGATGCTGGTTAAGCTGGCCGCAGACCAACGCACGCTACGAACCATCCATTCGAAAGAGCGCAAGGCCGAGATTAAGCGGGAGCTGTTGCCGTTCTATGCCCCGTGGGTCAGTGGCGCGCTTGAGCAGGGCAAAGGCGCGCAGGACGACATTCTGATGACGGTGATGCTGTGGCGTCTTGATGCCGGTGATATCGCCGGTGCGCTGGATATTGCCCGCTATGCCTTTCAGTTTGGCCTTGCCATGCCAGGGAAACACCGCCGCACACCGGTATACATGTTCACAGAGGAGGTGGCGCTTGCTGCGATGCGCGCCCATGCCTCCGGTGAGCCGGTAGAGGTGCGCCTGCTGCTTGACGTGCTGGCGCTGACTGAATCCGCCGACATGCCGGATATGGTGCGGGCGAAGCTGCACAAAATCACCGGTCTGGTGCTGCGTGATGGCGGTCAGGTTGCTGATGCGCTGGCGCACCTGCAGCGAGCAATGCGTCTCGACTGTCAGGCAGGCGTGAAAAAAGAAATTGAACGGCTTGAGCGAGAGCTGCGCCCGAAGCCCGAGGCGAAACCGAAACCGGCCCCGGTGGTATCGCGCCCGCGTAAAGCAAAGAGCGCGACCCCGGCTAAACGTGGCCGACCGAGAAAAATCGCCAGTTAACAGAATGCGCCCCGCGCCGGGCGGCACGCCGGTCAATGGTGGTGTTATCACCTTCCCTGCGACCGGCGTCCACCGCCCAACCCTTTCAGAGGTAGTCATGATGACGCTGATTATTCAGAACGACACGCCGCAGAGCAGCGGCCCGGTAGTTATCCCACCGCCTGCGGGCGATGAGCCGGTGATTAAGAACACGTTTTTCTTTCCTGATATCGATCCGAAGCGCGTACGCAAGCTGATGCGCCTGGAGCAGACCGTTACCCCTGACCGGCTGCGGCAGGCCATCAAAACGGGCATGGCTGAAACCAACGCGGAGCTGTACGACTACCGAGTCCGGCAGATGGCCGCCGGGTTTGAACATCTTGCTGACGTGCCGGCCGAGCAAATCGACGGCGAAAGCGAGCGCGTTTTCCAGTACCTCAGCGCAGTATCGGCGATGACCACGGCAACGCTGTACGAGCGTTATCGCGGTGTGGATGCCAGTGCCAAAGGCGATAAAAAAGCGGATTCAATCGACACCACGATTGATGAGATGTGGCGAGATATGCGCTGGGCTGTGGCCCGCCTCCAGGGGAAATCACGCTGCATCATCGGGCAAATCTGATGCGTGTCGTTGCGCAGCAGGGAGATACCCTGGACATGATTTGCGCCCGGTATTACGGGCGCACTGAAGGGGTGTTTGAGGAAGTGCTTGCCGCCAATCCGGGACTGGCCGGGATGGGGGCGGTGCTGCCGCACGGTACGCCGGTCGATCTGCCAGAGGTGCAGGCGGCCCCGGTATCGGAGAATGTAAACCTATGGGACTGAGTATGGAGCGAATTACATCATTTTTTGCCTACTGGCTGAGCGTGGCGCTGGCTGCGTTCGGGGCCATGACACCGCAGGACGTCGCCGCATGGTTCGGCGTGCTGGGTGTGATTTTTACCGTAGGCCTGAACTGGTACTACCGGCACAAGGGTTACCTGCTGGATGTAGAGAAAATGCGATCTGCCATTAACGCACCCCCATCAGAGAGGACGTGAATATGTCAGTGATTAAACGTTGCAGTGTGGCCGCCGTGCTGGCGCTGGCAGTGCTGTTACCTGACTTTCGTCTGCTCCAGACCTCACCGGAGGGGCTGGCTCTCATCGGCGATCTGGAGGGTTGCCGCCTGCGCCCGTACCAGTGCAGCGCGGGAGTATGGACGTCGGGCATTGGCCACACTGCGGGAGTGGAGCCAAAAGGCGACATCACCGAACGGCAGGCGGCGACAAACCTGATTGCTGACGTGCTGAATACGGAGCGGCGTCTCGCGGTCTGCGCACCGGTAGTAATGCCGCAGCCAGTCTATGACGTGCTGGTCAGCTTTGCTTTTAACGTCGGCACCGGTGCGGCGTGTAAATCAACGCTGGTCGGTTTTATCAAGCGCCAGCAGTGGCGGCAGGCGTGCGATCAGCTGCCCCGCTGGGTGTTCGTGAATGGGGTCAGGAGTCAGGGGCTGGAAAACCGTCGCGCCCGTGAAAGGGCAGTATGTATTAAGGGGGCATCATGAAAGTTTTGGCCGCATTACTGGTTATGGCTGCGCTCGGGCTGTGGTGGCTGCGTCACGACAACGGCAATCTGCGTCAATCCTTTGAAAAGGCAAACCGTGTTGCCAGTGAACAGGCGAAGGTGATCGACATGCTGAAAAACCAGCTTACTGTCGCCGTTGCCAGGGCAAATAAAAACGAGCAGGCGCAGGCGGCGCTGAATCAGAAGCTGAACGCTGCCGGTGAACGGGCGTTACGACGCGAAAACACTATCACAAGGTTACTCAATGAAAATGAACAGTTTCGCCGCTGGTACAGTGCTGATCTGCCTGATGCTGTGCGCCGGGTGCACGTCCGTAACGCCTGCGCTTCAGCCGGTGACTGTTTACAACAGTTGCCCGAAAGTCAGCCTGTGCCCGATGCCGGGCAGTGACCCGAAAACCAACGGTGATCTGAGCGCCGATATTCGCCAGCTTGAGCGCGCATTAGAGAGCTGCGCGCTACAGGTTGAAGTAGTCAAGCAATGCCAGGACGATACAGATGCTGAAGCCAGACTCGCTACGCCAGGCGCTAAATAAAGCCGTCCCTACGCTGCAAAATAACCCCGACATGCTGCGGCTGTTCGTTGATAACGGCAGCATCGCCGCCACGCTGGCCGCGTCGCTGTCGTTTGAAAAGCGCTACACGCTGAACGTGGTAGTGACAGACTACACGCATGATATCGATCTGCTGCTCGTACCTATCATGGCCTGGCTGCGGGAAAACCAGCCCGATATCATGACCACCGACGAGGGGCAAAAGCGCGGGTTTACGTGGTACGCCGATATCAATAACGACAGCAGCATTGATATCAGTATCAGCCTGATGCTCACCGAGCGCACGCTGGTTAAGCAGCAGGGTGACGCACTACATGTGCAGAACATCCCCGAGCCGCCACCGCCGGAGCCGGTCACGCGCCCGCTGGAGCTGTATTTTGCGGGCGAACTGGTGAGTAAATGGGATGAGTGACTTACAGCCCTTTGAGGACAAGCTCGCTGCGCTGATTGCCACGCTGTCACCGTCTGGCCGTCGCCGTATGGCTGCGGATATCGCTAAAAAGGTGCGGGCCGGGCAGCAGAAGCGCATTAAATCGCAGAAAGCGCCGGACGGCACGCTGTACGAGGCGCGAAAGCGCCAGCCCGTTAAGGCGAAAAACGGCCGGATTAAACGCCAGATGTTTGAGAAGCTGCGCGCCAGCCGCTACATGAAGGCAAAAGGTACAGAAAGCGCGGCGGTGGTAGAGTTTACTGGCAGGGTTCAACGCATGGCAAACATTCACCAATATGGATTGAAGGATAAACCCAGTCATAATAGCAGAACAGTCAAATATCCTAAGCGACAATTGTTAGGTTTTGATTTAGATGATATAAAGATTATAGAAGAGATTATATTGAAAAATATGGCTGATTCAATCTGATAAGGGGGGCAAATGGTTAAGCTTGGTCTTTTATTGTTGGCAGGCAATGCAGTAATTGGAGAGGATTATATTGATTACCTTGGGCATGGAGAGGACAGTACAGTCAATAATCAAAATGCTGTTCCTGCCGCACCCGCAGATGTTCGAAGCAATATTTATATAAGTGAAGGTGGGTTGACTTTAAATTACATACTCAAAGGTCAAACGTCTACTTTTAGTGTTAATTTATGGTCGCACAACGATAATTTAATTTTTACATTTAATGAATATCCATCTTTTTGTGTTGTCAAAAAGGTTGACAGCAATGGAATGCTAACGCCTTTATATACAGTTGGTCATTCATCAGCATTAAAAATTAATGAAATCACAAAGCTATCAATACAAAATTATGGGGGAGTTATCACAGTAGCTATCAATGAAGTAGATTTCATAAAGCAACCTTTTTTTAATAATGGAGTGGTGGTTCATTTTTATGCGTTCGGAAATTACGGCCTTAGGATTAGTGATATCTCAGTTAAAATGAAGGTTCCTAAAGCCTTTATAGTCATGCAGTTCCAGCAGGAATATAATGAATTGTATAATGAAGTTATAAAGCCAGTGTGTGAGTCAATGGGGTTTCAAGTAGTTAGGGCTGATGAGTCAACAAGTAATGGGTCAATAATAGATGATATTTTAATGGAGCTGTCGGAGGCGGCAATTGTAATTGCTGATATAACTCCTGATAACCCCAATGTTTATTATGAGGTCGGTTACGCACATGCTATTAAAAAGAATGTTATTTTAATGTGCAATGAGCAGAGAGGGAGGTTGCCATTCGATCTCTCTGATGTTAGAACGATTTTTTATAAAGACTCCATTGCTGGAAATTCTTTAATTAAACAAAAGCTCCAGACTCGTATTGAAAGCCTTATCAATAGTAATGGGGTTGCTTTTCAGTAGTTTTAGATTTTAAAAAAACACATAAAAATTAAAAATCGTTGTTTCAAGTTGTGTAGTGGCTGAGTGAACAGTATCAAATTGCCGCTGGTCAGCCCCGGCGGCATCCTTTCCCGTATGAAAACATTCGAATCCCTACAAGAACTCGCGCGCCTGCTGCGCAACATGATCCGCACCGGCGTCATTGTCGAAACTGACCTCGAAGCGGGGCGCTGTCGTGTGCAGACCGGCGGCAATACCTCCGACTGGCTCCAGTGGCTGACCCACCGCGCCGGGCGCTCGCGTACATGGTGGGCACCGTCCATCGGTGAGCAGGTACTGATCCTGGCCGTGGGTGGCGAGATGGATACGGCATTTGTGCTGCCTGGTATCTATTCCGATGACAACCCTGCGCCGTCTGCGTCGGCGGATGCCTGGCGCGTTGATTTCCCGGACGGCGCGGTTATCGAGTACGAGCCGGAAACCAGCGCGCTGAAAGCCTCGGGCATAAAAACCGCTGACGTCACTGCCTCAAAAAGCATCACCGCAACCGTGCCGGTTGTGCTGGTCAAAGCGGAGACACGGATCACCCTCGACACGCCGGAAGTGGTCTGCACCAACAAGCTGACCACCGGCACGCTGGAAGTGCAGAAGGGCGGAACGATGAAAGGCAATATCACGCACAGCGGCGGCGCGTTTACCTCTAACGACGTACAGCTCGATAGTCACAAACACGGTGGCGTGCAGAAGGGCGGAAGCTGGACGGAGGGCACCCAATGACGGCGCGTTATATCGGTATGAACCGCAGCACCGGCCAGGCGCTGATCGATACGGAACATATTCGCCAGAGTATGGGGGATATCCTGCGTACTCCTGTCGGCTCGCGTGTGATGCGCCGTAATTATGGTTCCCTGCTGTCGGCAATGATTGACCAGCCGCAAACCCCCGCGCTGGAGCTGCAAATCAAGGCGGCCTGTTATATGGCGATCCTGCGCTGGGAGCCACGCGTCACCCTGATCAGCATTACGACGGAACGGCAGTTTAACGGTCAGATGATTGTTGAGCTGTCAGGTCAGATTACCGACACCGGCGAGAATTTTTCTTTTTCCATCACAGTGAGTTGAAACCATGCCAAGTATTGACCTGAGCCAGCTCCCTGCTCCGGATTTTGTGGAGGCGCTGGATTACGAAGCCATCCTTGCCGAACGCAAGGCGACGCTAGTCTCGCTTTTCCCGGCAGACCAGCAGGAGGCCGTTGCCCGCACGCTGGCGCTGGAGTCGGAGCCGCTGACCAAATATCTGGAGGAGAACGCCTATCGGGAAATTATCTGGCGGCAACGGGTGAATGAGGCAGGACTCGGCACAACGCTTGCCTATTCCGTCGGTAACGATCTCGATGTGATAGCCGCTAATAACAATACCGCCAGGCTGACAGTCACGCCAGCAGACGAAACCACTATTCCTCCCACGCCTGCGGTGATGGAGTCCGATGCTGATCTGCGGTTGCGGACACAGCAGGCGTTTGAGGGGCTGAGCGTCGCGGGGCCGGTAGGCGCGTACGAGTACCACGGTCGCAGCGCCGACGGGCGGGTGGCGGATATTTCAGTCGTCAGCCCGTCCCCGGCGTGCGTGACGATCACGGTGCTGTCCCGCGAAAATGACGGCGCAGCCAGCGCCGGACTGCTGGCAGTGGTTGAGGCTGCGCTGAATGCAGAGGACGTGCGCCCGGTGGGTGACCGGGTGACCGTGCAGGCATCTGAAATCGTGCCGTACCGGATAGACGCCACTCTCTACTTTTACCCTGGCCCTGAGTCTGAACCGATCCGGCTGGCTGCCGAGGAAAAGCTGAAAGCCTACATCAGCGCACAGCGGCGTCTCGGGCGTGATATCCGTCAGTCTGCTATTTATGCCGCGCTGCATGTTGAAGGCGTCCAGCGCGTTGAGCTGGCCGCGCCGGTCGCCGATATCGTGCTGGATAAACATCAGGCCTCCTTCTGCACGGCTTACACCCTGACCGCAGGGGGCAATGATGAGTGATAACCGCCTGCTGCCGGTTGGCTCGTCAGTGCTGGAGGTTGCTGCCGCAGCAGCAGCGGCAGAAATCGAGCGCGTGCCGGTACCGCTGCGCACGTTGTGGGATCCGGTTGCCTGCCCTGTAAACCTGTTGCCGTATCTGGCCTGGGCGCTGTCGGTTGACCGGTGGGATCCCGCCTGGCCCGAGGCGACCAAACGCAGCGTTATCGCCTCCTCGTTTTATGTCCATCAGCACAAAGGCACTATCAGCGCGCTGCGCCGCGTCGTTGAGCCGCTCGGCTATCTGATTGAGGTGCGGGAGTGGTGGCAGCTCAATGAGGAGCCGGGGACGTTTCGCCTGGTGGTTGGCGTGCTGGACAGCGGCATTACCGACGAAATGTATCAGGAGCTGGAGCGCCTGATTGAGGATGCCAAACCGGCCAGTCGTCACCTGACAGGGCTTGCCATCAGCCTCAGCGCAACAGGTAACGCGTTTGTCGGCGCAGGCTGTTACCTCGGCGACGCCCTGACTGTTTACCCCTACACCCCCGAGGCAATCACCGTCGGCGGGGAATATTACCCGGCTTCGGCCATTCATCTGATCGATAACCTGAGAGTGAGCGCATGACCGCGAAATATTATGCCATTCTGACCAATCAGGGCGCGGCGCGGCTGGCGAATGCTGCTGCGCTTGGCACCAAAGTAAACCTTACGCAAATGGCCGTTGGTGACGCAAACGGCGTGCTGCCGACGCCTGACCCGTCGCAGACGGCGCTGATTAACCGCAAACGTATAGCGCCGATTAACCTGCTGGCTGTTGACCCCAACAATACCAGCCAGATTATTGCCGAGCAGATTATCCCGGAGGATGAAGGCGGTTGGTGGATCCGTGAGATTGGTCTGTACGACAGTGACGGCGTGCTGATTGCCGTGGCGAACTGCCCGGAAACCTATAAGCCGCAGCTCCAGGAAGGCAGCGGGCGCACGCAGACCATTCGCATGATTTTGATCGTGTCGAGCGCGGCGGCCGTCACGCTGAAAATTGACCCGTCGGTGGTGCTTGCAACCCGTAAATATGTGGATGATAAGGTGCTGGAGCTGAGGCTCTATGTTGATGACCTGATGGATGCGCACATCAGACAGGATGACCCGCACACGCAGTATGCAAAAAAAACTATCGTACTGAATGCACTGGCTGGTAAGCAGGACGCAGCCGCAACGCTCACCGCGCTTGCTGGCCTGCTAATGGGCGCTAATAAGCTCCCGTATTTTACCGGGACAGACCAGGCAGCGCTGACTGAACTCACTGAGATCGGCAGAAGCATTATTAGTGCACCGTCAATAACCGATGTGCTTAGTTATCTTGGTATAATTACAGCTCTTGATGGCAGGCAGCCTCTTGATGCCACCTTGACGGCTATTGCTGGTCTTGTGGGTGCCGCTAATAAGCTTCCATATTTTACCGGGCCAGACCAGGCAGCGCTGACTGATCTCACTGAGATTGGCAGAAGCATTATTAGTGCACCGTCAATAACCGATGTGCTTAGTTATCTTGGTATAACTACAGCTCTTGATGGCAGACAGCCCCTTGATGCCACCTTGACGGCTATTGCTGGTCTTGTGGGTGCCGCTAATAAGCTTCCATATTTTGCCGGGAAAGACCAGGCAGCACTGACTGATCTCACTGAGATTGGCAGAAGCATTATTGGTGCGCCGTCAATAACCGATGTGCTTAGTTATCTTGGTATAACTACAGCTCTTGATGGCAGACAGCCCCTTGATGCCACCTTAACGGCTATTGCTGGTCTTGTGGGTGCCGCTAATAAGCTTCCATATTTTACCGGGAAAGACCAGGCAGCGCTGACTGATCTCACTCAATATGCAAGAGGCCTGATTGGCGCGCCCTCAGCTGATGACGCGCGAAGTCACCTGCAGCTTAAAAGTGCCGCCACAAAGGAGATTGGTTCAGGGGCTGGACAGGTTCCTGACATGTCTTCATGGGTTGCGGGTGGGAGCCCTACCACGGGATGGAGACGGACTCCTGATGGGTATATCGAGCAGTGGGGGCTGACCGGGGCTACGACCACGGAGGTTTTTATTAACTTTCCTATCCCATTCCCGTCAGCAATTATATCTTTGAATGAGCATGATATTGCCCCAAGCGGTGAAAGCATGTCGCTATGGCAGTTCAGGGAGTCAACGTTAAGCAATTGCGTAGCCGTAAATATGGGGGTTCTGGTGCGAGGAAATCCTGCGCTTGGATCGCCTGTTGCGTCGGGTTGCCGCTGGTTTGCAAAAGGGGTTTAAGCGTGAGCGAATATTTATATGATGCAAAAACAAACGGCTTCTATCCTCTTTCATTGAAGGAGGATTACGAGGCGAAGGGCACATGGCCATCGGGCGGGGTGGAAATAAGCGAGGATGAGTTTATGGAATTTCAGTCCCCACCAAATGGAATGGTGAGGATTGCCGGTGATGATGGCCATCCGGCATGGGGGGAAATTCCGCCTCCAAGTAAAGAGCAACAGATCACTGCAGGTAGACATGATCAACAAAGACTTATAGATGCAGCGAATGCTTATATCGGTGGTAAGCAGTGGCCCGGTAAGGCAGCCATCGGGCGTTTAAAAGGGGATGAGCTCGCCCAATATAATATCTGGCTGGATTATCTCGATGCGCTTGAAGCAGTTGATACATCAAGCGCGCCGAATATCGGGTGGCCTGCCCAACCGGAAGCATGACGAGCGCCCCGCAGTGCGGGGCTTTTTTTTGTCCTGCTCCCTGCTCTTCTGTTGTACCAGCCCGCAACCAACTCTCACAAATAGCCGCAACCCCGTATCGCCAGGACAATGACCTCACCCCTTAACCACGGAGTTAACCGGATGAGTGATTTTCATCACGGCGTGCAGATCGTCGAAATCAACGACGGCACACGCGTTATTTCCACTGTATCAACGGCAGTCATCGGCATGGTCTGTACGGCCAGCGACGCTGACGCAAAAACTTTCCCCCTCAATGAGCCGGTGCTGATTACCAGTGTGCAAAGCGCTATCGGTAAAGCCGGTAAAAAAGGCACCCTGGGCGCGTCGCTACAGGCTATCGCTGACCAGAGCAAGCCCGTTATTGTCGTGGTGCGCGTTGCAGAAGGCACCGGTGACGATGAGGAAGACGCGCTTGCGCAGACCGTTTCCAACATCATCGGCACCACTGACGAAGACGGCAAATACACCGGGCTGAAAGCGCTGCTGACTGCCGAAGCTGTGACAGGCGTTAAGCCGCGCATTATCGGCGTGCCGGGGATGGACAGTCTTGAGGTGGCAACGGCCATTGCCTCGGTGTGCCAGAAGCTGCGCGCATTTGGCTATGTCAGCGCATGGGACTGTAAGACCCTCTCTGAGGCTATCAATTACCGCAAAAATTTCGGGCAGCGCGAGCTGATGGTCATCTGGCCGGACTTTATCGCATGGGACACTAATGCGAACGCCAGCGCCAGAGCGTGGGCCACGGCGCGGGCGCTGGGTTTGCGTGCCAAAATCGACCAGGAGACTGGCTGGCATAAGACGCTCTCAAACGTTGCGGTTAATGGCGTGACGGGTATCAGCGCCTCAGTGTTCTGGGATCTGCAGGAGCCTGGTACCGATGCTGACCTGCTCAACGAGGCGGGCGTCACAACGCTCATCCGGAACGACGGCTTTAAGTTCTGGGGAAACCGTACCTGCTCTGACGATCCGTTGTTCCTGTTTGAGAACTATACCCGCACGGCGCAGGTACTCGCCGACACGATGGCCGCCGCGCACGCCTGGGCGATGGACAGGCCAATCACGCCGACGCTGATCCGCGACATTGTGGACGGCATCAACGCTAAATTCCGCGAACTCAAAACGGCAGGCTACATCGTTGATGGCACCTGCTGGTTTAATGAGGAGTCCAACGACGCGGCAACCCTCAAGGCCGGGAAGCTGCTTATCGATTACGACTACACCCCGGTTCCCCCACTGGAAAACCTGACGCTGCGTCAGAGTATTACCGACAAATATCTGGCGGATCTGGTTTCCTCGGTTAACAGCAATTAAGGAGCGCCTGATAAATGGCAATGCCGCGCAAGCTTAAGTTTATGAACGTGTTCCTTGATGGCTACAGCTATCAGGGGGTCGCAAAATCTATCACGCTGCCAAAGCTCACCCGCAAGCTGGAGAACTATCGCGGGGCAGGCATGAACGGTGTCGCGCCGGTGGATCTCGGTCTGGATGATGATGCGCTGTCAATGGAGTGGTCGCTCGGTGGTTTCCCGGATGATGTTATCTGGAACCTGTATGCCGCAACCGGCGTTGACGCCGTGCCGATCCGTTTCGCTGGCTCCTATCAGCGTGACGATTCCGGCGAAACGGTGGCCGTTGAGGTGGTCATGCGCGGGCGTCAGAAGGAGATCGACACCGGCGAGGCCAAGCAGGGTGAAGACACGGAAGCAAAAATCTCGGTTGTCTGCACCTATTTCCGCCTGACGATGGACGGAAAAGAGCTGATTGAGATCGACACCATCAACATGGTCGAGAAGGTAAACGGCGTGGATAAGCTGGAGCAGCACCGCCGCAACGTCGGCCTGTAATGTATCCCGGCCAGCAAGGCTGGCCGGTAACCCTCTTTTAAATTTATAAGCGAGAAAATCATGAGCAAAGAAAACGTTGTTACCCTGGAGAAACCCATCAAGCGTGGCGAGCAGGAAATTACCGAAGTGACCCTGATTAAGCCCACGGCTGGCACACTGCGCGGTGTCGGTCTTGCTGCGGTGGCAAGCTCTGAGGTTGATGCCCTGATTAAGGTGCTGCCGCGCATGACGGCCCCGACCCTGACCGAGCCGGAAATCGCCGCGCTGGAACTGCCGGACTTTGTGGCGCTGGCCGGGAAAGTGGTTGGTTTTTTGTCGCCGAGTTCGGCGCAGTAGATTTCCCGAAAAAACTATCGGTTGACGATCTGATGGCGGATATCGCAGTGATTTTCCACTGGCCGCCGTCAGAGCTATATCCCCTGAGCCTGACCGAGCTTTTCACTTGGCGCGAGAAGGCGCTCCAGCGAAGCGGAAACACGAATGAGTGACGTTAAGTTGCAGGTATTACTCAAAGCGGTTGACCAGGCATCGCGGCCCTTTAAGGCGGTGCAGGAGGCAAGCCGCACCCTCTCCGGAGAAATACGCGGATCGCAGAACGAATTAAAGTCGCTGAACGAACGTGCCAGGCAGATTGAGGGATTTCGTAAAGCCAGCGCGCAGCTGGCCGTCACCGGCAATGCACTGAAAACGGCAAAGGAGCAGGCGGCCTCGCTGGCACTTCAGATGCGAAACACCGCTAACCCCACCAGTGCGCAGGTAAAGGCGCTGGACAACGCCAGGCGAAGCGCAGCGGAACTGCAGACAAAATATGATGGCCTGCGCCTGACTGTTCAGCGCCAGCGCGCCGGGTTGCAACAGGCCGGTATAGATACGCGCAACCTGTCTGCTGCCGAACGGCAGCTGCGCGGAAACATCACGCAGACTACTGCAGCAATGGATCGCCAGCGCGCGGCACTGGCGCGTGTCAGTCAGCAACAGGCCCGACTCAATGCAGTAAGAGAACGTTATGAGCGGGGCCGGGAAGTGGTTGCCGGTGCACGAAACGCCAGCGCGGCGGCGTTGGGGCTGGGCACGGCGGGGCTGTTTGCGGGAAGCCGTATGATTGCGCCGGAAGTGCAGACCCAGAAAAGCGGCGCGCTCATCGCGGCGCGTCAGGGTGAAGACGCTGCCAGCGGGGGGCAGTATGTCCGGGTTATTCAGGAAATTAACAGCTCCGGTGTCAGTAGCGATATTGAAAATATTACCGAGGCGGTATCGGCGGTCCGCAGTACCCTGGGGACGATGGGGGACGTTGGCGAGGCTGAATTAACCCGAATTACCCGCAAGGCGCTGGATATGCAAACGGCCTTTGGCAGCGAGGCGGCGGAAAGCATCCAGATCGCGGGCATCATGATTAAAAATGGCCTCGCTGCAAACAGCGACGAAGCACTCGACCTTATCGTTTCCGGGATGCAGCGAGTTTCCTCGCAGATGCGCGGCGAGATGCCGGAGATCCTGCACGAGTATTCGACCCATTTTCGCAATATGGGCTTTACCGGGGCGGAGGCAATGTCGCTGCTTGTTGAGATGTCGAAACAGGGAAAATTCGCGCTCGATAAAACCGGCGATGCCATAAAGGAATTTTCTATCCGTGGCTCTGACATGTCGAAAAACAGCGTCGCGGCATATAAGCAGATTGGACTGAACGCGGAAAAGATGTCGGCAGATATTGCCAGGGGCGGTGAAAAGGCCCGCGCGGCAATGCAGAAAACCGCGCGCGGCCTGCTGTCTATCAAAAATCCGGCAGAGCGGGCAAACGCGGCGATAGCCCTGTTTGGTACGCCAGTCGAAGACCTGTCTGTCGATCAGATCCCGAAGTTCCTCGCGGCCCTGGCTGGCGCAAAAAACCAGCTCGGAGACGTCAGCGGCGCGGCTGATGATATGGGTAAAACACTACGTGATAATCTGTCGGGAGACATGGAGCGGCTACAGGGTGCGTTGTCCGGTCTGCGCCTGAATGTATTCAGCGGCATGGATGACCGTCTGCGTAAACTCACGACGACGGCGACGCAATGGCTGGGGAAGCTGAATGCATGGGTAACGGCTAATCCGGAACTGGTATCAAAAATAGTGTTAGTGGCGGGTGCGGTCACCGGCCTGATTGCCGTGCTGGGTGGTGTAGGACTGGTGCTGTGGCCGGTAATGGCAGGGATTAATGCGCTGATTGCAGGGGTGGGCGTACTGGCTACCGGTTTCAGTATCGCCAGTACAACGATAGTGGCCGCTATCGGCGCAATTACCTGGCCGGTTATAGCCGTGGTTGCGGCTGTCGTCGCCGGTGCACTGCTGATTCGCAAATACTGGGAGCCGATCAGTGCTTTCTTCGGTGGCGTGATTGAAGGGTTGCGAGCGGCATTCGCGCCGGTTGGTGAGCTTTTTACGCCGGTTAAGCCGATGTTTGACTGGCTCGGTGAGAAGCTTAAAACTGCCGGGCAGTGGTTTGCCGAACTCATCGCGCCGGTGCAGGCAACACAAGGCACACTAAATAGCTGCCGCGACGCAGGGGTGACCTTTGGTAAAACTTTGGCGGATGCGCTGATGATGCCGCTTGTGGCATTCAATAAACTGCGAAGCGGGATTGACTGGGTACTGGAAAAGCTCGGAGTAATTAATAAGGAGTCGAGCGCGCTGGATCAGACGGCTGCGCGTGCCAGCGCGGTGGCTAATGGGGGTTTAGTGCTGGGAGTCAGTGCCGCAGGTATGCCGCAGCAGCCTCCCGCTGTCCTGCAGTCTGCAACAGTGCCGCAGCCCGCAAACGTAGCGCCACCAGTTATCGTGCCGCTGTCGACAAAAGCGGCTTCTCAGAACCAGGCACCCTCGGTGAGCGGGGCGGGCTATAACTCACCCGTCAGCCAGCCGCAGCCGGTGGGCTACACCCCTGCAAACCAGGCGGGCGGATATCAGGCTTATCGGCCGGTGAATGCGCCGACAGGGCGGACGTATGTCGATCAGAGTAAAAGCGATTACCACATCACCCTGCCGGGAGGGGCTACAACGGGAGGGCAGCTTGAACAGCAGCTGCAGGACGCGCTCGAAAAATTCGATCGTGATAAGCGCGCCCGCAACCGATCCAGTATGGCTTACGACGGATAAGGAGTACCACGATGATGTTGACGCTAGGCATGTTTGTTTTTATGCGACAGACGCTGCCGTATCAGACACTGCAGCGTGATGCAGAATACCGCTGGCCGTCAAACTCGCGGGTAGGTAAGCGTGACGCATTCCAGTACCTCGGCCCCGGAGATGAAAAGATCACCTTGGCCGGTGTGCTTTACCCGGAGATTACAGGCGGAAAATTGACAATGACTACGGTGAGGCTGATGGCTGAAGAGGGGAGCGCCTGGCCGTTACTGGATGGTAATGGCACAATTTACGGTATGTACGTTATTAATAACGTCAGTGAAACCGGCAGCGTGTTCTTCAGTGACGGCACACCGAGAAAAATCGACTTTACCCTGACTCTGACCCGCGTAGATGAATCACTGGCGGCGATTTATGGTGATATCGGTCGCCAGGCTGAAACGCTTGTTGGCAAGGCAGGGGATATGGTATCGAAAGCTTCCACGACTATGACGGGGCTGTTTAATGCTTAATGCGCTGACCAGTAGCGCGGGCGGGATATGCACGCCCGCTTACGTGCTGAAAATTGACAGCCAGGACATAACCGGCAACATCAGCGACCGGCTGATGAGCCTCACGCTGACCGATAACCGCGGATTTGAGGCCGACCAGCTTGATATTGAGCTGAACGACGCCGACGGGCGGGTAGAGTTACCAACGCGAGGGGCAGTGCTGACTCTGGCGATCGGCTGGAAAGGAGAGGCATTAATCGGTAAAGGCTCCTTCACAGTTGATGAAGTCGAGCACAGAGGAGCGCCGGATGTGGTCACCATTCGCGCCCGCAGCGCCGATTTTCGTGGAACACTCAATTCTCGGCGTGAGGAGTCTTGGCACGACACCACGCTCGGCGGGATAGTGAGGGCTATAGCCGCTCGCAATAAGCTGGAAGCAGCCGCCGCGCCGGAACTGGACGCAATTAAAATCACGCATATCGATCAGGCCCAGGAATCGGACGTAAAATTCCTGACCCGGCTTGCGGAGAGGAACGGCGGCGAGGTATCGGTAAAAATGGGGAAGCTGCTGTTTCTTAAAGCGGGGCGGGGCGTGACGGTAAGCGGTAAGCCTATCCCGCAGGTAACAATTACGCGCAGCGACGGAGATCGGCACCATTTCTCAATTGCTGACCGGGGAGCGTATACCGGCGTTACGGCGAAATGGCTGCACACCAAAGACCCAAAGCCCCAGAAGCAAAAAGTTAAACTTAAGCGTAAAGAAAAGCCAGCCAGGCCAGGGGCGGCCCAGCATCCAAAAGCCAAGCCGATAAAAGTGCCCGAAGCGAGAGAGGGCGAGTACATGGCCGGGGAGGCCGATAACGTTTTTGCTCTCACGACGATATTTGCAACAAAGGCGCAGGCTATGCGGGCGGCGCAGGCCAAATGGGACAAGCTGCAGCGTGGCGTTGCTGAATTTTCTATCAGCCTGGCGCGTGGCCGCGCTGACCTCTATCCAGAAACGCCGGTCACAGTCACCGGTTTCAAGCGGGTGATTGACGATCAGGCCTGGACGATTACAAAGGTGACGCATCTGCTCAATAATAACGGCTACACGACGGGCCTGGAATTAGAGGTGAAGCTGTCAGATATCGAATACGAAAGTGAAGATAATGAGGGGTAAGAGTATTCTCATTTTGTGAACGAAGCGGTATGATTGATTCACTAAATGGGAATGGTGGGGTAAATATGTTTCATTGTCCGCAATGTCAGCACGCAGCACATGCACGCACTAGCCGTTATCTGACTGAAAATACTAAAGAACGTTACCACCAATGCACCAATATCAACTGTAGTTGCACGTTTGTCACGATGGAGTCAGTGCAGCGATTTATAGTGACGCCAGGCAAAGTAGATTTTGCACCTCCTCATCCCGTACGAGGTGGGCAGCAGCACCTCTGGCTTTAAAGACGATCCAGAAAGTGGCCTGCAAGCAGCATTTGTTTGCAGGCCGAGGATATCAACGTTACCAGCTAAGTTCTTGTTTATCAGCCTTCGCATTTTCTTCATACATCATCGCAATCGTGCTGTAAGTGCACATATCCAGTGCGCCTTTACAATAATCCTTGATCACTCTATCTAATACCTTTCTATCACTCACTTTAGTTAATTTTTTAAAAGCCTCAAGATTGTCATTTTCCATCATGCGCAAGGTGGTTGGCTGGCACATATCTATCTTGCCATCACAATAATCAGCCTTAACGCGATCTTTAATATAACTGATGACTTCCTGTTTTTGAGACTCGGAGCCATCAAAATCAAGCGGGTGAATAAAGCCAGCAAGTGCAGAGGTAGAGGTTAAAAGGAAAGCTAACCCGAGCATTTTTTTCAT